AACTGTGACTGGTCCAACACTCATAGCACTCTTATTTGTACTTAATGTGTAATCTGTTGTAACGATAAGTTCATTCTCTACGAATACTGCATCACCACCAGCACCTGTAGCACCGCCACCTACACTTCCCCAAGAAGAACCGTAGCCCTCGAATGAACCTGTAGTTGAGTTGTATCTGAATTGACCTGCTGCACCTGAGCCTCTCTGTGCTGTAGTACCTGCTGGTATATTGGCTTCACCTGTTGAACTAGATTTAGATACTACCGTAGATGCTGATACTGATACATTACCCCAAGCTGCACCGTCATACACTTTCATAATATCAGTACCACTATTGAAGTACATATCACCTTCAGTCAGAGCATCACCATCATTATCTAATGTAGGGTCACTTGCTTTAGCACCTAGGTAAGTATCATCAAAGTTATCCGCTGCTAGTTCTGCTGCTGTTTGAGCTGCTTCTGCTGCTGTTTGAGCTGCTTCTGCTGATACTACATCTGCGTTAGTTAATACCACGTCAGCATTAGTTGAGACTACATCAGCTGCGGTAGCAATAACATCAAGAGCAGTCTGTGTTGCATCTGCTGCGGTAGAGACTACATCTGCGTTGGTTAATACCACGTCAGCATTAGTTAGGACTACGTCTGCGTTAGTAAGTACGACATCTGCATTAGTTAATACTAAGTCTGCTGCTGTATCTATAGTGTCTTGGTTTGTAGCTACTAAGTCAGCTGCTGTATCGATAGTATCTTGATTTGTCAGTACCAAGTCTGCTGCTACTGCTGTTCTGTCTAATCCTGTTTGTACCTTATCGGCTTCAGCTAATACTACATCAGCATTAGTTGTAACTACATCTGCGTTAGTGAGTAACACGTCTGCATTGGTAGAGACCACATCTGCGTTAGTGAGTAACACGTCTGCATTTGTAGTCACCACATCAGCATTAGTTGAGACTACATCAGCTGCTGTCGAAACTGCATCTGCTGCTGTGTTCGTTTCTGCCCCAGTGATACTAGATGCTGAAGCTGCTGCATTAGTCTCTGCTGTTTCAGCTGCTGTCTGTGCTGCTAGAGCTGCTGCTTTAGCTGCCTCTGTATCTGCAATTAGTGCATCTAAATCATAGCTATCTGCTAGTACCGATGATGTTGCAATTCCATATCCTCTATCGATACTCATTATACAATTCTCCCTCTAATTCTTTTTACAGCAATATACTTCTTCTGCTTCTTGGTTAACTTCATATCTATTACCTCCTATGGATTTCAGACACCTGTCTAATAGTCTTAATAAAACTCCCTAGATTATCTGAAGACAATCTAAGGAGTAGAGTTAAGACTACGAGTCTACGAAGTCATTTCTTGGATTGAACCAGGACGAACAGTCTTAGTACCATATACACAATCAGATGTGAATAGGTCTGCTAAGTATTCCTGTTTGTACTGAGTCTGCGAACGAACTGACTGTTGTGTAGCCAATACGATTGCATCCTTTTGGAACAAGAAAGCCTTCTCAGTATTACCAGTACCAACTTGAGTAGACATAAATACATCTACACCATAGATAGAACCAATCTTACCAGTCTTAATTGCCGAACCATCACCGATGAACTGTTGCTCAGTGAAACGCTCTTCCTTCATCAACGCAGTCATACAAGACGGAGTTACGATTAAAGAACGACCATCTACAGGCACATTGTTATCATTCAAGTTCTCAATAGCTGTTAGAATAGTAGTATCCCAATCAGTTACACTAGAAATAACTGCATTACCTGCAGGTAGACCACCCAATGCAGACAATGCAGAAGCACCATCTAAGTTAGTTATGATAGCTGAATCTACTTGTTTAGCCAAAGCAAAACCTGCATCGTCAGTATAGAACTTACGCATAGAGTTGAGAGCCTGAAGTTCCGCAATATCTTCAATTTGAGTCGACCATTCATAGTGTTGGTCGATAACAACTTGTAGTGTTAGTGCGGTATCAGTGTTATATGTTACCGTTGCATCTGCAGTCTTTGAGTTTGCAGAATTACGCCCTGGTACAGGGATGTTGATTGAATCACCTTTCTTACCAGCGTGATTGATGTTACGAACTAAGTTAGCTGCAACGAGGTTTGATTTATATGTAGCGACAACTTCATCTGACCAGATTTCTGGTATAAAATTAGCTGTCGTAGTAACTGTCATATTTGCCATTTTATTTACTCCTTATATGTGTATAATAGCGTTTAAGTAACCCTACCATCTGCATAAGCCGCATAGATTTCATCTTGTAGCGAATCATACTTGCTAGGGTTTTCCATTTTCATTCGAATTAAGTCAGCTCTTCTGAACGACTTTCCTCCTCCTGTTGAACCCGAAGCACTCCTTGATTCTGTAGTGGCTGATTTAAGTTTAGACTCTCGCTCATCTGCTTGCTGTTGTGTTACTTCCTGTGTCTTCGAGACCATAGAACGGTCCTTCCAATTATTTAGTAACTCATTAGCTGCATCAAAGTTATAAGAATCCGCTGCTTGAAACAACTGCATACGAATTGGACTACCTTTAACCCAGTCTTGGAACTTAGTATCTTTTACTACGTCACCGAAGTCTGGGTGGGTTTGTTCTAGATGTACCTTAGCTGCTTCTTGTGTTTGCTGCTCTTGGTACTTCTGGAACTGTTGGAATTTTGGATGGTTCTCTATCGCTTGATTTACCGCTTTATTCGGGTCATCGAAGAAATCTACTCCTGATTCCTCTTCTGAGGTATCTTGGTGTGGATTAGGCTGGTTCCTGCTTACTTCAGCTTGTAGGAAACTATCTGATAGCTTTCTTAACTCTCCAACTTCCTGAGCCTTACGACCCATCTCCTTTTCGAGGTTCTGATAACTATCTATAATTTCTTCTGTTGATTTACCAGCAAATTTGTCAGGTACTTCAGGTGTAACTTCTGTATTATCTACTTCTGTTACTTCTGTTGCTGTCTCATTTGTTGTTGGTACTTCTGTCGTTACTGCTTCTGAAGTTAGGGATTCAGTGTCCACTACTATATTACTCATATCTCTCTATTCTCCGTCCTGTTAAGGATTATGGATTGGTGTTCCGATTAGGAACTAATAAAATGGAGTTGATATTTGTGTTCTACAAACTCAATTCTTCCATCGCTAGTTTAGTTGTATCCTCTAAAGACAACATCTGTCTTAAGATTGACAACTGACCTTTAGCGAACCAAAGGTCTTTTTCAGATTCAACCGAATCCAAATTATTATATAAGGTTTTGAGTTCTTCTAATTCTTGAATTAAAGCTCTCCACCCATCTTGTTCTACTAACCTAAGTCTATCATAATAATATTCTTTATCGGTCGCAGACGGTTGCCTGCTAGTTGTTTGTTCGTTGTGCGTTTGCATAATTTAATACTGTCTCCGACTTTAAGTGTTCCACTTCTGGAATTGTTCTATAAGTTTTAACACTGACGTTCTCTGTATCTGCTTTCACTTTATCTATGGAAGCTAATTCTTTCTGAAGTGCTACCATTCTCTCTTGAATATCTAATTCATTAGGTTGACTAGTACCTGCTTCAGCTGCATTCTTCATAGCTTTAGTCTGCTCTTCCTGAGCTTCTGCTAGAGTCTTCTGAATGTCTGCTTCTGCTTGCTTCATAGCTAACTGCTGTTGCATCTGTTGCATCTGTTGTTCTTGAGGGTCAGGCTGCATACCTTGTTGTAGTGCTCTAACTACCTGGTCTCTATTGTGCATACTAGAGTTCTGGAATACAGCTAATAGTAATACATTAAATGCTGGTGAATCTTTAGGGATAGATTGTAGCATAGAGACCATCTGTTGCATCTCTAACTCTTTAGCCATAATACCCATAGTAGAAAAAGGTATGAACTTATAATCTGCTACTGGGTATCTCTCTACATCAAATTGAATCTTTCTCCACATAGTCTTATTAATCATAGGGATTAAGAAGGTATTCTGGAAATTCATCAGAGTTCTCTTCTGTCGTTTAATAGATGCAGATTGCATCATAGACATACCTGAAGATGTAGCTCTATCTGGAGCTGCTGTGCTATCACTAGAACCAGTACCCATCTGTACCATATTCTGTAGTGCTGATACTTGATTATAGGTCTGAGGGTCAGTCTGTCCTAAAGTCAGAGGCATAATAGCCTGTCTAGGGTCACCATTAGTAAGAATAGTCTTACCAGGTCTAACCTCTAGTTTGAGACCTCTAGGTAGACGAGTAGCATCTGCTGCCATCATCGGTGTAGTAGTTAATGCTAGAGAGTCAATACGTGCTCTCATCTCTGCATCTAACGCTTTCTGAGGGTTATACCCCTTCTCACATACACCTCTCCCCCAGAACTTACTAGGTACTAAATCGTGTTGATAACTAATGAAGGGTCTATCCTCCATCATAAATGGATTCTCTTCAGCACGTAAGATGTGAGTATCATTAGCAATAGTAATTACTGCTTCAACTAAATCATCTGAATTATACTCAAAATCATCTTGGTCTTTCTTCTTATCTAAGAACTTCTTAGGTACTTTACCCCAATATTCACATATCTTAATCTGGTCACCAGCATCTCTACTACTATACTCAGAGTCAAAACCTACCTGTATGATATTAGTATCAGATTCAATATCTACTTCTCTGTAGACACCCTTCTCCATACCTTCAGATATGATGTATCTAGGCTTATATACCTCGTGAGCTACGCCTAATGCTTCATCTATTGATTCAGCTGAAGGGTCAATTAAGAACTCTTTAGGTGAGATAGCCTCTACTCTAACATCTACAGTAGAGTATTCCTCTATCTGACGCACTGTAGTTAATGTACCTTCTACAGGAACTTCAGCCGGTCTACGCTCAATCTTCTCTTCGGTTATAATCTTACCGATACCTGTACCGTAGATAGCACCATTTAAGAATACTTCACATAGAGCATCCTTAACACCGCTACCTTCTAAATCTTCTTGTAGTAGATTCCTAATCTTCTCAGCATCAGAATTATCCTCATCTAACATATCATCTTTAATGTCGAACCACTTACCTCTACCGAATGTAGCTTCTTCTATCTCTGCTACAGAGGACTCTACTGCTTGTTGTAGTGCAGGGGATATAATCTTAGACTTCTCTGATGACCTATTCTTATCTTCAATAGCCCAAATACCTCTCCATAGTCTATAGTATTCATCCCACTTAGTTAAGTAGTTATTATCTCTATGATTACGCCATTGTTCTAATCTTGTGCCTAGCCATCCAGCTAATGCTTGGTAATCTCTTTCATCATTGTACATTAACACTTACCTCTTTAGTATCCTGCAACATCATCATAAGGTTCCCATTCATCATCTAATTCAATAGTGTGCATAAAGTCTGCTACACTCACCTGGTCTATGTAAGCCAAGGCATCTATAATATCATCGTGAGTACCTTTAGTAGGAAACTCAATCAACTGTGTCTCTAAATCCTTAATGTAACTAGGGTCAGGATTAAATTTAATCTTACCGTGTTCTAATCTACCTTGTAGAGCCCAAGTAATTCTATCTGCTTTCTTCTTACCACCGTGAGTTACATCTGTAATAGGGACCCATCTTCCATTAGCCCTCATCTCATCTTCTAAGTAAGGTAGGATAGCATTCTTCAATGCACCTGCTTCGATACCTACAGTAGTTACCTCATTTTCAATAGCCGTCTGTAGAATTTTCCTAGCGGTTTCTTTAATGGACCAACGACCGTGAAGTATAGATTTAACCCACCAAGTATCACCATCGATTTTAACGAGAGCAATCGCTGTT